TAGCAACGGCCAGAAGGCCAGTCGAAGCCTGATTGATAAGCTGATTATCAAGGTCCGTGTTATACCGGGCGAAAAGATCCTGCAAAAGAACGTCTTCGATGCCGGTACCTCGGTCAATCGCCTGCCGAGAGATGTTCTGGAATCCGGCGGCAGTCTGAACCGGAATGGTCAGCAGAGTATCGTCTGCGCTCTGCGCAGAGACGCTAGTGAGCTGCGTCGCCTGAAGGCCGGCGGTGGTCGCGGTAGTCACCTGCGAGATGTTGACAGACATACCGTCAGCCGGCAGCGTGTGCTTATTCGTCGCAGCGTCGGCAAAAGGCCGGAGGTTTGCGACGGCAGGCGCAACCATATCGACTAGATACTGAGGAACGGTCAGACCGGCCAAGTTAGTAGTCGTTGTATCGCCGGCGGCTCGCTGGAGATACGGACCACGTTCTACTCGCTCTTCCTGCATATGCCGAGCAAGACGGCTTCCAGCGCCGACGTCACCATAAAGGAACTGACGCGAGACGTCGGAAAGAAACTGCTTTCCATTCGGGTCGGATTCCTTATTGTAAACGCGCTCTTCGCGACCGACGCGCATAACTTCGTCATACGCAGGCTTGCGATTAGTAGCGCCGGCATTGGTGCGCCGAACCTGGTCTAGACGTGCCTCGGCTTCGGTCTCTTCGACTTCCACCTTCTTAGCTCGCGCAAGCTTCTGCGTAATGCCGGCCTGCTGAGTCTTCGCAAGTTCAATCATATTGAACAGCTCTTCGCAGCGAGCGTCTTCCTCTTCGGAAAGAGCGCTTCGCCCTTCCTGCTGAGCCGAAGCGAGAATGACTTCGATTTCCTTACGAGCCTTCTGCTCGCGCTTCTCCGCGGCCTCTCGCTCAACTTCGATACCCGCGATGAGTTCCTTAATAGTCGCCATTGCGACATAACCTTTCTAGGATGAAAGAATGATGATGAAATGACGCAGAGAATCGCGGGTCTGATTGCCTGCTGAATGCGTCGTAAAAGCCGGTCTGACTGCCGGTACCGCTTGCGGTCTGACTGCCGCTAGCGTCGTGCTAGGATTTAAGTTCGCGCCGGGGCTGACGCTGCTTTTCTCTGCGGAATGCGGAGAGCGTCAGCGCCCGGATTAGTCGTCAAGACGAGTGCGCCAAAGCTTTAGAGACTTGCCAGAGCGCGTCGCGCTGACAGGCGCGCTCTCGTGCGCCTGCGCCGGTCCGAGCGCGTCTAGGCGGCCCTGAATGCGATCTAGGGCGGCTCTGGCGACGACGACCGGAACACGTTCGATATCCTCTAGCCAGTCGGCCGAGCGAGCGGCGATGCTCGTATAAGGATTGGCCCCGTAGTTAACCGCGCTGACGTCACCTCGGTTAATGTCGGCTTCGGTGATTCGGAATTCGTCCCAATCGTCATTCCATTCGCCTTCGTTCAGCATGAAAGCGAATGACATTTCGTCCACTAGGCCATCGGCGATAGCGCTCGCTAGGTCGCGCACATCCTGACGATCGGCATTCAGGAATGCTTCGACCTGTAGGCCGGTCGAATCCTTCTGCAAGACGAGAGAATTGTTCGTCGTGCGAGCCATGGTGACGCCTTTATGGTTCACCAGGAATGCGACGTCAGGCCCTTTCGATAGCGACTTGTCCAGCGCGCCGAAATCAACAGATTCCTTATACGGGCCGAACATATCCCACATCTCGTATTCACGGTTAAAGACAGTCGCGTAACCCTCGACCTCGTAAACCTGGCGGCCGTCTTTAGTCGTCAGCTTCGCGCGCATCTCACTCGGGAAATGCTTTGTTCGCAGCGTCCCGCCCGGAATCTCACGGCCGAATTGCTCGGCTCTGGCCGCTCGCGCTTCGGCTGGCTTCATTGTCTTCTGTTCACTCATGAAATTGATTCCTATTGTCCGGTAGCGTTATCGATCGTGGTGCCGGTAACGTCTTCGTTAACTGCGTCGATTACGTCTTGAGTAGGCGGAATCGGAGCGAGCGACGTCGCAGGAGTCGAATTGCGCTTGTTAAGCCCAAGCTTGTCGAATTCTGCTATCTGGTCTTCCGTGAAAGGCTTCATGTTGTCCATTGCTCGCGCTTCGCTCGGAGCGAGAGTGCGAGAATTGATCTTTGTCGCGATCATCTGAGCGCGCGTCAACGGGTCCATTCGCAGCAGAGCGTCTGAATTCATGCGCACGAACCGCGGTCGCGGCAAGAGCTGCGAGAGAGCGTTCTCGCGCCTGACGACGGCCGGGCCGAGATGCATGACGAGAAACTGCAAGTTACGCTGAACGATATTGGCGTAAGTCACATTCGGGCCGCCTGCGAGCGCAGCGTCGATCAAATCGGCCGGCACTCCGAAGAAACGCGAGACGTCCACGAGCGACATGCGCTGAGATTCGATCCAGTCTGCCGACGCCTTATCGCTCGCAATCAGCGAGTATTCCCAATCCGCACCATGTACGAACGGCTCTCCGATTACCTGAGACGCGCGCCACGCTTCTTTTACGATCGTCGCTTCTTTAGTGCTGATCTTCTTTTCGACGTTCTTAAGTGACGCGCGGGGCCCCTGCCCCGTGCTGAACCACTGAACGGCGAATTCCTGAACGCTCTTATACTGGCCGAGCGTATAGGCGGCATACGCGACCGGAGATAGGCCGACATGCAAACCCGGCACGGTGAATTGCTTCTCATGCCAGATCTCGGACGGATCATAGAGAGTATTACCGATGCGGTAGCCGGTAAGTTCGTCGCCTTTGCAGAGCACGCCTACCGAAGACGACGGCTGCAAATCGATGTCTGTCGGGTAGCCTGCGCCGTCTACCTCACGGATGATGCCGATAGAGTTGCCGGTCCGGTCTAGCTCCACCTGAGAGCTGTAAATCCATTCCATGAATTGCGGCGCAGACATGAAAGGCGAGAGCGGCGCATCGATCTGAATTCGCTCGCCGTCGTCAAGGCTGATATAGCGATAGGCGTCAATCGGCATTGTCGAGATGAGATCAGCACGAAGGCGAATCGCCGCCCAAACGGCGCTATGCTCCATCGCCGTTTGTTCAGTTATATTCGTGCCAGGCGAGCGGATAGAGCGGCGCGGAACAAGATCACCGGGGCCACCGATGCCCCAATAACGCTCTTCCGGCTTCGGCGGCTTTCGCCAGAATGCCCAATTCATCGCGGCTCGCTATCTGACGTGAAACGGAATGCCCGCATCTGAAAGAGCCTCCAAGCCGTCATTATCAATCAAGCCGCTTTCGTAAAGACGTTTAATGTCGTCAGGTCCGTAAACGCCGGCTCGGCAAAGTCGCTTGATCTCGTCAATATCGAAATGCACCGAATCGCGAACGTCGTAATCTTCTTGCATCCCGAATTTCTGATATCCCCAGAGAGCGAACGTCGCAGCCATTAGCGGCGAGATGTCAACGCCGGCATTGCGCCGGTCGAATGCCCATGCGTCAGACAGGTCGCGCTTGTCAACGCCGGCGAGCGCAGCTCTCAGGCTCGCCTGGCCGTAGTGCCTGATCGTGTCGTCTCTGAACGAGTCGTAAATCTGGCCGCAAGCGTGCGCGACGTCTGTCGCTTGCATCGTCTCGACAGGCAAGCCGGCTTGCTCTAGCTCAGTCAGCAGAGCGCCGGCGGCTGCGCGCTTATCGACAATCCAGCGCTCAGGCTTCCAGCGCTCCTGAATCGCCTTCGCTCGCGCGACGATCCACGTTGCGCCGTCGCGATGATCAATCACCTGTAGGCCGACCGATTCGTCAGGCCGAAGGCCGGCGACGGCGATAGCGCCTGACTCGCGATTAGGGGCGACGTCGATAGCGAAGATCGGATGCCGGACGCGCGGCGGTTCGTCGGCGCTGTCCTTCGTCGCTTCAAACCACTTTTTCGGCACGACTAGCCAGCCATCCAGCGGAGCCGGATATTCGCCGACGCTCAGACGCTCTCGGTTGAATTCGATCTCTGGCATCGCATCGCGCTCTGACTGGACGAAATCCGCGGTAACGCGCCTGCCGAGAGCCGGATTCGCTTTCGCGACGCTGCGAGCGTCGTAAGGATCGTCGTGCTCTTTGCAGTCTGCCGGGCAGTATTCGTGATGCCAGTCGATCGACCACTCGTAATACGCGAGCGACTTCGAGCCGCCTGCGAGCGCTCGTCTGCGAATGTGCGCGACCTGCGTCGAGTTCTTGTTTCCGGCTGAGCCGGCATACCAGACTTGCGGATTCGGCCTAGCGCTCAAACTTGGCAGCGATGAGCCGACCTGCCCGGCGACGAGCGCCATATCTTCGTCGTAAACGAGACAGTCACACGTAAAGCCTCGGCCGCTGCCGCCCGTGCGAGCGATAAAGATCAGGCGCGAGCGTTCCTTACGGCGGATCTGGCGGCCGTCAGAGCCGATTATGAGTGTCGGAGCCG